AAGTTACCCACTCATAAGCGGCCTTACAAATTTCTTCATACGTTTCTAATCTAGTATGAGATCCATATTCAGCAACTTGATTAGTTTTTATGGCGTATATTTCTTGAATTTGAGAAGCTATATCATCTGTAGATACTCTATCATCGTAAATGTAAGGAGTTGGTATTGACCCTACAAGTGAGTGATTATTAGGAAATACTGGGAAAGCCCATTTGCCATGTTTCTTATATTTACCTCTATGATTCGAACCGAATTCTTCTGTAAATTTAACCCACTTACCATTTTCATCTTCAAAACGCATCTGGTCCTGCATACCGCCTGTTACAGTAGCTATAATTGGCTTACCAGCCATCATTGCTTCTGTTAATGATAATCCCCATCCTTCATTTGATGAAACTAAAGCACATCCATCAGTAATATTATAAAGTAAGTTCATTACTTGAGCTGGATGTTTGTGTTGGGAGAATATTACATTGCCTCCCTCTTTTCCAAACATCATATCTCTAACCGCTATTAAATCTGTACCATGCTCATCTTTCATTTGGGTATGCATTACAAAGGCAACCTTATCTGCTTTATCCTTTGGTAATGAATCTCGGAATAACTTCCAAGCTAACATTAAGTCAGGAGCTGATTTACGTCTGATGTTTCTAGCATTATATAATAGAGTAAATTCATATTCTTTACCTTTAAATAATTGCTTTTTAAATTCATCCATAGCAAGATACTCAGGCATTGCCTCAGTAATAGGAAAGAATATACTTTCATTTATTCCATGAGGGATATATTTGATTATTTTTTCTTCAGCTACTTCACCTAATACAACACGATTAATGTTTTCTGTTTGTTTGCTGATAGCAAATAAAGCATCACACGATTCGTAGTATGATTTGTTATACATTGGATAAGGTAAATCATCCCAAATATTTAAATAAATAATTGGTAACTGCTTTCTTATCTCATGTTCGCCTTGAAATAACCAAATCCAATATCTTGGATCAGTAAAGATCATTAATGCGTCTGGTTTTTCAAGTTGGATAAGTTGTCTTAACCATTCCATATTACCATATCCTTTTACAGGATAAATAAATACGCTTGAATCTTCTATTCCAGCATGTTCGTTTGTGCTAGCACAGATATCTAATTTTTTACCTTCTTCGGGATGGTTAATTCCACCACCTAAGTTAATCCAATTAAAACGATGAGCGGTACCTACCACTATTTCTCTAGCCATGGTAGATATACCGCTCGTCATTCTTATATCATCGCAAAGTAATAAAATTTTCTTTCTATCCTCTTGTTTAATATAACCTTCTTTCATAACGTAATTAGTCTTCTTTTTTCAGTTGTGTGTTTAATTGGTTGTGCATCGTTTTGCGATACTCATCATCGGTTAAATACAAATACATTGCGCGTTCTGTTAATTTCTGAATACTGAATTTATGTTTTACGCAAGCTATTTTAAATTCTTCAAATAATGATTCGGGTATTTTTACACTGGTTAATTGCATTTTATCTGCCATAATAATATATTTGATATAAATATATACAACTATACGGAGGATGCAATTTTATCGCAGAGTTCTGGTAGGTCACGATAAGGGCACCACTTACATGCATTTTCACCAACATTTTTAAGATACGACTTTATTTGGGGTTTACCAAATTCATCAAAGCAATCTTTAATAAATGCTTGAAAGTTATCTACTGCTTGTTTACGCTTATTTTTCCCACTTGCTGGTTTGAATGATTGAGTTCTGGGAGTTGGGTATTCTGATTGCTCCCAGATTTTTCGTTTAACGATGAAGTATTCAACTTCGATTTTCCCAACATCAACCCCAAATTGTTTTGAAAAGTACTCCTTGTATAATAAGACTTGAGCAATTTTACTATCGTCTTTCTTTTCTTTATCGCTCCATCCTCGTGTTGATGTTTTGATGTCATATATATAAATTTTATCTAAATCTTCATCATATAATACAAAGTCAATAAATCCTTTTAAAAATATATTATTAGCTACGTTTATCATTAAAGGTATTTCAATACCTAATAATTTTACTCTGCGGATTGTAAATAATTTATTCCTATTCTTCTTAATAAACTGGATAATAGCTATGGCGTCCTCATAAAAATCACCCATTTCCTGAGGTGTTGTAAAATGAGCACCCATCTTTTTATATTCCTTAGAATATACTTTAGAGAAGTTTTCCTGAAATAATATTTCAAGATCCATTCTATCTGCCTCAGCTCCACTCTGATTGTACATCACATCAAGATATGATTGTATTGTTTCGTGAAACGCAGTTCCAAATACAGTATGTATGCTGGCTTGGTATGGTTGTTTATTCTCTACATAGGTAAGATACCACTTATGAGGACATGAGTCCCACATTGAGAATTGAGAATAAGATACAGTTTTATGAAACGCCGGATTAACCTCAGGGGCTTGATGACTCTTTATCTTAAGTTCAATCTCAGATAATTTTTTCTTTGCCACTGATTTCTTGTTTAATTTTTTCTAAATACAAGATAGCATCCATATGCTCTTGTTTAGCATGTTCAATCCATTCAAGTATAGGTAAATCATTACGATCTAAATTAACACCGTATTTTTTATGACCCATAAGGGCTCTAGTTGTGAATTGATTTAAAATTGAGCTAACAACTGAATCTAATTGTACTAGCTCTCCATTTTCATCTTCAACGTAGTGATATTCTTTAGTTACCATTGATTTGTTGTGTTATATTTTTTAATTCATCTTTAGGTAGCATATCAATATATTCTTTAGCTTCCTTTTTACTAATTTCAAAGTATAAAGATACTGCCTCTATATCGCCAGCATCGTAATCTTTCTTCTTGGTTGATTTAATATATTTAAGATACTTGTATTGTTTAGGAATAAGATCCTTATACAGATTGTATAGGTACTCACCTTTCATTTGCCAAGTATTCTTTTGAACCATATTAACTACCTCACAATAGTCCGGATCCATACTTAAAAAGCGATTAATCATCCAGTTGTTCCAACCTTCATCGCCTAAGTAAACATCCTTATTAGTTGTAATATTCTTAATATGATCAAATATATTCATTAGTATGTTTTATTGTTCTGTAATACATCATTTCTAGTCTTATCAATACGACTTGTAAAATGACTGTACTGAGATTTGATTTGTTTGTCTACATTACTAATTGACTCTCTTGTTTCATTGGTAAATTTAGGTACCCATGTATTGATATTATTCAATTCTATATTTAATCGATCAATCTGCTCTTGTAGTTTATCTGATCTTTTAGCTCCGTAATACGCTGTAATAGCGTTTGATATTGCTATTAACAATATTGTTATTGATATCATCATAATTAAAATGTTATTATTTTAGCACCTTTGTTTTCTTCTACTTCAACCTCAGGTTCAATAGTTTCTTCTTTAGGTGTTGCTTGTTGTCTCATTTGTATTGGTAAGAATTCTTCATTTACATTACCACAACTCATACAAGCGAATACTTGAATAGGAATCAAAGCATCTTGTGCTGTTCCTGTTAATAATCGAGATGCTTTTCTAAGCAATACTCCTTCTTGGAAAACTTGACTACCGCACTTGTTGCAAGATATTGGTTGGGTTTTGTCTAATCCAATGTTTAGGTTCATTTGTTGATCCATTATAATATTTGTTTTTTATTTGTTTCTAATACTTTAGCAATTGCTGCTGCAAAATTTATTTCTTTATCCGGAACCACTGATGAGCGCCAAATGAAATCATCTAATATAACTGATAGTTCAGCATCGTGTCCGTAACTAAATTCAGATAAGTGCTCAAACATATATCTATAAGCGGTTTGAAAATCATCTACTTGCGAGTCAGCCACCAACTGTCTAATTTCATACCACGCCTTTTTATCGCGTTTATTTAATATTTGAATTAATTGCTTACACCAGTTGTCATCTATAGTATCCACAACTAAAGTACCGCCTTGAGAAAATTGTTGTAATGTTTTAAGAATAGAACGTACATCAGGATAAAATATATTAATTATCTGAGCTACGTCTTTCATATCATATTTAATATTTTCAACATCAAGAACGTTTAAACATAAATGTTTAGCAACGGA